GTAGAAAAAATACAAGTAGTTGAACGAGAATTTGACTCAGAAACCGGAACATATGGACCAGGACAAGGCCAACGATATACAGTTGAACGATATATGCCAGTTCCTTATGTGTTGACAATGGAAGTCGATATATGGACGTCAAACATGGATAATAAACTTCAGTTGTTAGAACAAATTTTAACTCTTTATAATCCATCTCTTGATTTGCAGACATCAACAAATCCAATAGATTGGACCATGTTGACTAAAGTAGAATTACAAGATTCGATAACTCTTTCTGATAGACAAATTCCAGTTGGAACTGATGATAACTTAGATATAGCGAGACTTGTATTTGCTGTAGATATATGGTTATCGCCACCTGCAAAAGTAAAGAGACAGAAAATAATCCATCAAATTGTAACAAACATTTATGGGCGATCTAAGATCGATGATATCGAAACTGGTGACAATGTGTGGAATTGGCAGAGTGAGGATATTCTTCAGCGTGTAATATGTTCACCAAGAATGTATAGAATCAGAGTAGAAGGTAATTACATAACTCTTTTAAGTCATGAAGGTAATGAAAAGGATCAAAATGGAAATCTATTTAAGTGGTCCGATTTGTTTGACATGTATGGCAAAGCACGAGATGTTTCTATTATAAAAATAGCAACAGAAGCAGACATCGAGGGCGATTTTATCATTGGTTCGTTTACAACAACAAATCAACCAAATAAATTAAAATGGACAATTGATACGGAAACATTACCAGAAACGACCTTGGATGACATAAATGGAGTCATAGACCCGCAAGAGGTATATCCAGGAAATGGATTACCATCGGCATCGGTAGGACAGAGATACTTGGTCGTCAACGAGGTTGGTGGTGGACTTGGGAGTCAGACCAGTGGGTGGGGTTCGTTGGATTGTCGACCAAACATGATCATTCAATATGATGGCACGGAATGGATCGTTTCGTTCGATGCTACTGATGAAAACAATCACTTTGTTCACAACGACCTTGATGGTAAAATTCTCCGGTGGACTGGTTGCGATTGGCAAGAAGCCATAGATGGTGAATATTTTCCTGGTTATTGGAGACTAGAACTGTGATCGACAATGAGACCAAATGTCATATTTGTAATATGAGAATAAGCGATGATAGATTCATCAGAGATCCATATGATCACAGAAATCCTTTATATTGGATTGCCCTTTCTGAAGGATCACCATCAGCAGTTAAATCTAATAAAATAGACGAAATCCGTCCATATTGTGGACCCGATCATGCCACACATGACAGAAACAACAATTTTAAGAAAAATTGATTTTTTACTACCAATCTATCTTGGATAGATTGGCCTTGTCCATCTCAAGGAAAAATTCTTCCATCAGGAGCGAAAATTCCTTAAATTCCTTATATGTCATCTGGCACAATAAGGGTTGGACATTTTTTTCAAACGATGTTATGGCTGTGTCGACCAGATTGGAACGCTTGGAGGTTGAAATGGGTAAATTTGATGACATTTTGGTTTCTCTGAATCAGGGATATCTCGATATGCTTGATGTATCCGTCGATCTCACTTTATCTCGGTTTTCTGCCGCTGGGATCGTCGACCCATCAAAACATATTCCCGAATCGCGTCTGCGGCCTTGTGTGATGCCTCGGCGAGATTCGACATCTTTTTCTGGAGGTTAATTTTAAATTTTTCCAAATTCGAATTAAATTTTACAGATTTTAATTGTTTTGTCGTTTCATTGAAACGATTTCCAATATCGGTTATGCCACGATGGTAAAATTGATAATCACGCTGCCATCCTCCTGTAGAAAATTCAGGTGCTTTTTCTTCTAAAAATGGAACTTCGTTTTTTGCTATCTTATATATTTCACGAATAGTATTTTCCATTTCGGTTTGTGCCTTAATTAAAGGAGACAGACCAACTATGGCTTTTTGTTCTAATTTGACAAATTCAACGTATGAAGAAATAATTCTATTAGATGCAATAACCAATGGTATAATTTGTTCAGATAGTTTCATAATATCCATTGGTGATGTAATTCTATCCGGTAAATTAATTCTCTTGTTTATAACACGAAGATGCTCTTCTGTCGTCGAGATGAGCATATCGTGTTGTTGTTTTGTCATAACTTCTGAAAGTTTCATGTAGTTATTTATTAGAACTACCAAATTTTAATAAGAATGACATCTTCAGATATTCTCCCATTTAATGGTGTCGCAACGGAACGAATTTCATCGAAATATTTTTTGGCCTTAGTTATTGGTGACGATTTGATAGCATCAACAATATCTTTTGGTTTTCTGAAAGTCTTACATTGGCTTTTTTCGGTATCATAGTTAACTATCGTAGTTCCCTTGACACTTAAACCATCTTCATCGGAAGCATAATATATTCCTCCCTTTCTGGTCTTACAATTCAAGACAAAAAGGGCTTTTGAACCAATCAATTTTGTTGGATTTATACTTGATGTTTGTGTATTTTCATCATCCTTTTTATATTTGATCTTAGAGATAATTTTTTCCGGTGAAACCGCCTTTATTCTAGATGGCCGTTTGGCCTTTTCATTATCTATATGTCGATTTATTTCTTTTATGGCCTTTTCGGAAGATGTTTTTAGTGTCTTTTCATCCTTCTTGGATAAGCCGTCAGTGTCAATCTGATTTATCACTTCGATAATACTTTTCAATCGAGATAAACGCGGCATTTCAGTCGAAATGTATCGATATATTTCTCCGTCTTCAAAATTCCGCTTAATCATATCAATGATTGTCATTTCTATTAAATCAACGGAAGATGTTACAGATTTTTCTTCGTCGACTGATGTTTCGGCGATTTCCAAAATTTCAGCCATTTTTTTGTTAAGCCATGTATGCGTTCTTTCCGGAAGATCAATTTTATTTTTTAACAAATAAACTATTTTCCCAATTGTGGAAAATCTCCAATCTTCGACATTTTTTAATTTTTTATGTGTCAGGTTTTTTTCTTCCATATATTCGATAGAAATTTTCTTTAATGTCCTGTTTTCCACCGAAGAAGAAATCGCATTGATAGTTTCTGCATAAATTGCAGAAAATGATGGAGAGAAATGTGGGGTTTGGCGAATCGCCGTAAGATCTATTTTGCTCATATGGATATCATAACATATTTGTCCTATACCTCAACAAAAATCTTCTCACGTGGTAATAAATAGATAAGAGGTAAGAAAATGCCAAAATTATCACTATGGCAAGAAAGTAAAACTTCGGATTATTACTTTTTTGATAAAATCATACAAGAGCAATTAGAGGTTGGCGGCACGGATATTCTTGTCCACAAATATCTTGGCCCACACGAACAGCCAGATAGCGGTGATCCGACAAAGCCATCCGGACCATCGAATGAAACGACAATACAGGATTTGTTGTTCTTGGAGAACAGAGATCGAAATTACGACAAACATGTATATCAACTGAGAGCACATTATCCTGTTGCTGATAACGAATTTGATTTATCACAATTTGGACTAATGCTCGCGAATGGTGTTATATTTTTAGTTGTTCATTTGAACTATATGATAGATGCCATCGGTAGAAAAATAATGTCAGGGGATGTTATAGAATTGCCACATCTGCGTGATGATGCACTTCTTAGTGGCGATGCAGTTAATCAATTTTATGTAGTAGAAGAAGCTACACGTTCGGCCGAAGGATATAGTCAAACTTGGTATCCCCATATGTGGAGAATAAAAGCCAAGCCGATAACAGATTCACCTGAGTTTTCTGATATTTTTGGAACCGGAGAAGATGAGGAAGATTTAAAAAATATTCTTTCCTCTTATAATAGAGAACTCGGAATATCTGATGCAATAATAGAAGCCGCAATCAATGATGTTCCACTTAGGAATGCACAAACTGCACATTTATATGTTGTTCCTGGAGACGAAACAGGATCTCAATATCCATGGGTATTTGCTGGTGATGGAGAGCCACCAAATGGGGCTGAATTACTTGGATCGGGATCGTCATTTCCTTTGTCTGCCAAAGATGGTGATTGGTTTCTAAGAACAGATTATGAACCTGCTGTTTTGTTCAAAAAAAATGGTTTGCATTGGTTTAGAACAGAAGTCGATTATAGAAAAACATGGAGAACTGCTCATAGATTGCTCGAATCGTTTATTAATAATGATGCAATGACAGAATTGGATGATGGTGAGATTATACCTGAAAAACAAGATATCAAAAAGGCCGTTGCACCACGTGTGAATATAACGAAACGTCCAAGATGACATAAATAACAATATGTCAACATCTGATGCACGAAAGAAACTAATTGACCAAATAAGACTAGAACTTGCTTATGGAATAGTCAATGTAGAATTGGATCCAGAACATTACGAACATATCGTTGATGTTTCTCTGGACAAATATCGCCAAAAGAGTTCAAATTCTGTCGAAGAGTCCTATGGATTTTTAGAATTACAACCAAATCAAAGTGATTATGTTCTTCCAAAAGAAGTAATAGAAGTCAGACAACTATTTCGCAGAGGCATAGGTGGTTCGTCGACTGGAGGCGGAACTCATATTGATCCTTTCGCCATGGCATATACGAATATGTATTTGCTACAATCGGGACGTCAGGGTGGCTTGGCAACTTATGACTTTTTTCACCAATATCAAGAATTAGTTGGAAGAATGTTTGGTCGTGATATTAATTTCAAATATAACAGTAACAACAACACATTAACTATTGTCAGACAAGTTCGGGCACCGGAAACAGTTGTAATGTGGTTGTATAATTATAAACCCGATGATGTCCTAATAAATGACATATATGCAAAACCATGGATTCGTGATTGGGCCGTTTGTGAAGCAAAGATGATTTTAGGGCATGCATATTCTAAATTTTCAAACATCGTTGGTCCACAAGGCGGGACTACTCTAAATGGAGAAGCATTAAAGGCCGAAGCAACAGCCATGATGGAAAAATTAGAAATGGAATTCCAAAATTACGGAGAAGGTTCAGAACCTTTAACGTTTGTTATTGGATAAGCATCAACGCCATGATGTGATGATCATCATCGGTGATATACCACATACCAAATCCACTCCATTCTAAGTTATCCATTTCTATTTTCCCTGGCATTTTTAGTGCCCATTTAGGTTCAAATGAAAAACTATTCAACCTTCTATCAACATCATTAAATCGATGATAATTATATTGTTTTCCGTAATCCGTCAAATCTTTATATATGACTAATTGTTTAAAACTTTCTATTGATATATCTGATAATGTGTGAGCAATTTTCTTATAATTAGATATTTCCGATTTTAACCATTTTTCGATTCCTTTTAAATCTCCGCCAGAAAGTATTTGAATATCATTTTTGCAAAGATACCACCATCTGTTTCCCTTTTCCAAGCGACATCCAATTGCCTTGGCCATTAGTGAAACATGATAGCCAGATTCGGCCTTTCCATCGATTATAGAAAATTCTTTTTTCATCATCACACAATTAGAAAATATCAATGAGACTTACTATATCAATTTCATCATAACATTGAAAAATAAAAGATATATCTGGTGTTTGCTATTGAACGATTAAACTGACAGTGTTATGGTTTCTGTATCAGAAGGAGTTTATTATGATTTCACCGACGGCATATGTTTTATGG